ACGGTTAACCAGGCAACAATATCCACAGATTCACGATTTGGGATTTTATCAAAGTCCGGGCCAGATGCCAAAAAGATGTTTACTGATAAGGTCGTACCCATATCAGTTAATTACCCCTTCTTCTTCAAACCAATCCAGGACGGTATGGACAGGCCGAAGACAGAACTTGCGTACAGGGTACCAGCGTCGAAGTTTACCAGAAAGAAACTTGACACCAACGAGAAACTACAGGAGATCTCCGGTCTTGACACCACGATCGACTGGAAGAACACAGGGGACAACTCGTACGACGGTGAAAAATTAAAGCTACTAGTACACGATGAGAGTGGAAAGTGGGAAAGACCTACAAATATATTAAACAACTGGAGGGTAACTAAAACTTGTTTAAGACTAGGTTCTAGAATTATAGGTAAGTGTATGATGGGAAGCACGTCAAATGCTTTAGATAAAGGAGGAGAGAATTTTAAAAAACTATATTATGATTCAGATGTCGAGAAAAGAAATGCAAATGGACAGACTCGTTCGGGACTCTATAGTTTGTTCATTCCTATGGAATGGAACTACGAAGGATACATTGATTCTTATGGATTTCCTGTATTTGAAACACCAAAGAAAACAATCGAAGGACCTGACGGATCTATTATAAAACAAGGTGTTATTGACTACTGGCAAAATGAAGTTGAAGGATTAAAGAGTGATCAAGATGGTTTAAATGAATACTATCGTCAGTTCCCAAGAACAGAGCAACACGCTTTTAGAGATGAAGCAAAACAATCTTTGTTCAACTTAACAAAAATATACGAACAAATAGATTACAACGAAGACCTTAGAAATACATCGATAATAACCACTGGAAGTTTTATGTGGGAGAACGGGGTTAAAGATACTAAAGTTATATTTGTACCAAATAAAAATGGTAGGTTTAACGTTAGTTGGGTTCCACATGTTCAAATGCAAAACAGAGTTATAGTAAAAGGTAATACAAAATATCCAGGTAACGAGCACTGCGGTGCTTTTGGGTGTGACAGTTATGATATATCAGGTACAGTTGATAAAAGAGGTTCTAACGGAGCTTTACACGGTTTAACTAAGTTTAGTATGGAAGATGTTCCACCTAATAGATTCTTTTTAGAATACATAGCTAGACCGCAAACCGCTGAGATATTTTTTGAAGATGTACTAATGGCTTGCGTGTTTTATGGTATGCCGTTACTTGCAGAAAACAACAAGCCTAGATTGCTGTATCATTTTAAAAGAAGAGGTTATAGAGGTTTTTCAATGAATAGACCTGATAAAAGATTAAACAAACTATCTATAACTGAAAGAGAAATAGGTGGTATACCAAACTCCAGTGAAGATATAAAGCAAGCACACGCTGCAGCTATAGAATCATATATAGAAACTTGTGTTGGACAGACAGAAGCTGGTTATGGAGACATGTACTTTCAAAGAACGTTAGAAGATTGGGGTAAGTTTAATATAAACAATAGAACAAAACACGATGCTTCTATAAGTTCAGGGCTAGCGATAATGGCTTGCAACAAAAACCTATATTCACCAGTTAGTCCAGTGCAAAAAAAGGTTTACGATTTAGGAATTAAAAGATATGACAATAGAGGTTCTACGTCTAAAATATTAAGATAAATGAAGATACAAACAAATACCGATAGTTCTTTCCCTAACCAGGTTGTTAGTGACGAAGTAAAAGCTAGTTACGATTACGGCTTACAAGTCTCTAGAGCTATTGAACAGGAATGGTTCAATCAAGGAAGAGGTAATGGTAATAGATACTTGAACAATTGGAACAGCTTTCACTCATTACGTTTGTATGCTAGAGGAGAGCAATCAATACAAAAGTACAAAGATGAATTATCTATAAATGGTGATTTATCGTATCTTAATTTAGACTGGAAACCAATACCAGTTATATCAAAATTTGTAGATATAGTTGTAAATGGTATGTCTAACAAGACTTATGAAATAAACGCTTTTGCTCAAGATCCATTTTCTACAAAAAGTAGAACAGATTATGCATCAGCTGTTCAAAGGGATATGAACACTAAGGAAGCTCTACAAAACATACAACAAAACTTGGGTATGGACTTTTCTATGACAGGTGACTTAGAGGCTTTACCTGAGAACAAAGAAGAATTAGATATTCACATGCAGATGACCTACAAGCAAAACGTAGAGATTGCTGAAGAGGAAGTTATAAATAATGTTTTATCTTTTAATAAGTATGAACAAATAAAGAAACGACTAGCTCAAGATCTTACTACTATAGGTATTGGAGCTGTTAAAACATCTTTTAATAAATCAGAAGGAATAGTAACTGATTATGTTGATCCTGCTAATATGATTTACTCATATACAGAAGATCCAAATTTTGAGGATATATACTATGTGGGTGAAGTGAAATCTATATCACTATCGGAACTTAAAAAGCAATTTCCATCAATATCACCAGCTGAGTTAGAAAAAATACAAGATATGCCTGGCAACTCTCAATATGTAACTAATTGGGGTAATTATGATGAAAACACAATACAAGTATTATATTTTGAATATAAGACATACTCGGATCAAGTATTTAAAATAAAAAGAACAGAGCAGGGGTTAGAAAAAGCACTAGAAAAACCAGACACATTTAACCCACCGGTTAACGACAACTTTGAAAGAATATCTAGAACAATAGAGGTATTGTACACTGGAGCAAAAGTTTTAGGTACAAATACAATGTTAGAATGGAAGCTAGCTGAAAATATGACTAGACCAACAGCTGATACCACTAAAGTAATGATGAATTACTGTATATCTGCTCCTAGAATGTACAAAGGACGCATAGAATCAATAGTTAGTAAAATAACTAGCTTTGCTGATATGATACAGATAACACATCTTAAACTACAGCAGGTAATGTCTAGAATAGTACCAGATGGTGTATTTTTAGATATGGATGGTTTAGCTGAAGTTGATTTAGGTAATGGTACAACGTATAATCCAGCCGAGGCATTAAACATGTATTTTCAAACAGGATCTGTTGTAGGTAGATCACTTACACAGGATGGTGAATTAAATAGAGGTAAAGTACCTGTTCAAGAATTATCATCTTCAAGCGGTCAAGGAAAAATACAGAGTTTAATAGGTACATATCAATACTATCTTCAAATGATAAGAGATGTAACTGGATTGAATGAGGCTAGAGATGGTAGCGCTCCAAATAAAGACTCTTTATTAGGTTTGCAAAAAATGGCAGCTAACGCTTCTAATATAGCTACTAAACATGTTTTAGACTCTTTGCTTTACTTAACTGTTAGGACTTGTGAAAACATAAGCTTAAAAGTTGCTGACGTTATTGAAAACCCATTAACTGAAAACTCTTTAACTAATGCTGTTAGCACTTTCAATAAAGAGACGCTTCAAGAATTAATGAGTTTACAACTGCATGACTTTGGTATATATTTACAATTAGAACCTGAAGATGAAGAAAGAGCTTTGCTAGAGCAAAACATACAAGTAGCTTTACAAACAGGAGCAATAGCTTTATCAGACGCTATAGATATAAGAGAGATAAAAAATATAAAGCTAGCTAATCAGTTTATTAAAATGAGGCAAACTCAAAAAATAAAAAGAGAGCAAGAACAGCAACAAGCAAATATACAAGCACAAGCACAAGCAAATGCTGAGGCTGCTGAAAAAGCTGCAATGGCTGAAGTGCAAAAACAGCAAGCACTTACTCAAGAGAAGGTAAGTGTAGAACAAGCTAAGTCTCAATTTGAAATACAAAGAATGCAGGCAGAAGCTCAAATAAAAAGAGAGTTAATGGCTGAAGAGTTTAACTATCAACTGCAACTAGCTAAAGCACAGGTTGATGCTCAAAAGCAGAAAGAAAACAACTCTGAGGACAGAAAAGACAAACGTGTTAAAATGCAAGGAACACAACAATCAGAGCTAATAAGTCAAAGACAAAACGATTTGTTACCAACTAACTTTGAGTCTGCGGGTAACGATAATCTAGAAGGCTTTGGGCTAGAACAGTTCGAACCTAGGTGATATTAAAACAATTATTTAATTATATTATATTATGTCAGAAGTGAAACAAGAAGGGGATTTTAAAATTAAATCCAAAAAAACAAGCCCTAAAAAACTAGGCAATCAATCTAACGAACCTATAAAGGTTAATATAGATGAAGCAAAAGAACCAGTAGCTGAAGAAGCTACCAAGGTAGTAATACCAGAGGTTAAAGAAGGTGTTATTGAAGAGCCTGTCGTAGTTGTTAATGATACAACAGAAGCAGCGGGTGAAGAAGGTATTATAGAAATCATAGATGAAGAGCCTACTAAAGAGCTTGAAAAAGTTATTGAACAACAGCCTCAACCAGTAGCAGAGCAAAAAGCATTACCAGAAAACATAGATAAACTTGTAACCTTTATGGAAGAGACAGGTGGATCAGTAGAAGATTATGTTAGATTAAATGCAGACTACTCAAGTGTTGATGATAAAACACTACTAAAAGAATATTACAAACAAACAAAACCTTATCTTGAATCAGATGACGTTAGTTTACTATTAGAAGACTACGACTATGACGAAGACTTAGACGAGGAAAGAGATATACGCAAAAAGAAACTTGCGTTTAAAGAAGAAGTTGCAAAAGCTAAAGGCTTTTTGGAAAACACCAAGAGTAAATATTACGACGAAATCAAGTTGAGACCCGGCGTTACTCAGGAACAACAAAAAGCAACAGAGTTTTTCAACCGATATCAAGAAGATCAGAAGATAGCTGAGCAACAGCATTCGGACTTTAAATCAAAAACAAATGATTACTTTACTAATGAATTCAAAGGTTTTGACTTCAATGTAGGTAAAAAGAAGTTTAGATATGGTTTACAAGATCCTAATAAAGTTGCAGAGAACCAATCAAGTATTAACAATTTCGTAGGAAAGTTTCTTGACGATAGCGGTAATATAAAAGACACGGAAGGTTATCACAAAGCTATTTATATCGCTTCAAATGCTGACAAGATTATTAATCACTTTTACGAACAAGGAAAAACAGATGCTACTAAAGAAATAGTTAGTAAATCTAAAAATCCTAGCACAGAGCCAAGGCAAACTAGCTCAAGTGAGTTTGTAAACGGAATAAAAATTAAGTCAATAAGTGGTCCTGATTCTTCTAAAATTAGAATAAAAACAAAAAAATTTAACTAAAAAAATTAAAAATTATGGCAAATGTAAGTCCAGCGTTTGGAAGCTTAATCCCAACGCAAAAAAAGCAAGCCTTAGAAGGCAATTATTTAAACTTTACTGATGGAACGAATGATTTCGCACAACAGTACTTACCAGAAATCTATGAAGCTGAAGTAGAGCGTTATGGAAATAGAACCTTAGGTGGTTTCTTAAGAATGGTAGGAGCTGAAATGCCAATGACTTCTGATCAAGTAGTATGGTCTGAACAAAATAGATTACACATTTCTTATGATAATGTAATAGCAACTAATGCAGGTGCTGTAGGGGCAAAAGTTTCTACTTTAACTATTCCTGTTGGTGGAGCTGGAGCAACTCTTATTGAAAATGTTGTATCTCCTGGTTCTACAATCGTGGTAATGAATCCAGCAACTGGAGCAGAATTAAACTGTTACGTTGTTGCATCTGGTGCTACTCCTGGTAGTGCGTTAGGTGCAGGTGTATTAACTGTAGCACCTTACTCGCAAGAAGCCTTAGATGGAACTGGTGGTGGAGCAGGTGAAGTAGATTTAGTGACTGGTGGACCAGCGCTTAAAATTTTCGTATACGGATCTGAGTATGGAAAAGGAACTGGAGATGCTAACAGAATTTCTGTAACACCTTCTTTTACTCAATACTCTAACTCTCCTATCATCATCAAAGACAAGTATGCAATCAACGGATCTGACACTGCTCAGATTGGATGGGTTGAAGTAGCTACTGAGTCTGGTCAAGGAGGTTTCTTATGGTATTTAAAAGCTGAATCTGAAACAAGATTACGTTTTGAAGACTACTTAGAAATGTCTATGGTAGAAGGTGAATTAAAATCTGGAACTTCAACTACAAGTGTTAAAGGTACTGAAGGTCTTTTCGCTGCTGTTAAAAGCCGTGGAAATGTATTAGTAGACTTTACTGCAACA